GTACAGCAGCACAGGCAGCAATCGGTCTCGACATTACCAAGTCAATGGTATTCCAAAAGGAAGGACTTAAGAAATATATTCGTCCGTACAAGTTCGAGCTTGTGTGTGACAAAACAGGTTCGCGCTTTAAATCAATGTCAGCGAATCCAGATGCTGCTCACGGACTTAACCCTTCGTTTGTTATTCTCGATGAGACTCACGTTTATGATTCTTGGGAATTGGTTGAGGTTATGAAAACGGGTATGGTTACACGTGCAAACAGACTTATGATTTTGATCTCCACGCCTGGGTATGACGTAAGCAAACCTGGATATGATCATTACTTATATGCCAAAAAAGTCAACAACCTAGAAATCGACAATGATGAGTTCTTCGCAATAATATTCGAAGCAGACTACGAAGCCCCAAAAGGAGTTGATCCTGATGAGTGGGACGAATTCTCGATTGAGCAACTTAAGAAAGCGAACCCTCGCTGGGAGCACTCGCCAACACTACAGGAATATTTGATCAATGCAGCCGACAACGCTAGACAAAATCCAAGTGAGCGTTTTGCATTTAGAGTACTGCACTTAGGTAAGTGGGTAAACAGTGCAAGCAGTTGGTTAGATCCCGCAATATGGAAATCTGGCGAGACAGAAATTAATATCACAGACAAGTTTAAAACAATGGATTGTGTTATTGGTGTTGACCTTGCAAACACGCGAGATATCACAGCTGTGACTGTGTTGTTCTGGGAAAACATGAACACTCCTCAAGAAACCTATTATGCTATTCCGTTTGCCTGGATGCCAGCAGATCTAATTGCTGAAAATAGCAAGCGTGATAATGTGGATTATCGCAAGTGGGTGGAAATGGGATTCTTGGAAACCACGCCTGGTAACTTTACTGATTGGAACTTTATTCAGAAACGTATTTACGAGATCGCAGACGAGTACAATGTCATCAGTGTAGCTATTGACCCATGGAATGGTGGTAAGCTCGCTACCGACCTTTACAACGATGGTATACCAGTTGAAATGATCAAACAGTCAATTCAGTCATTATCCTTTCCTACTAAGAGTATGGAAAAGGCTATCTACGACAAAAGATTTAATTTTGAACCTAACTCGCTGTACACCTGGCAAGCTGGTAATGTTGTAATATACCAAGATGCTAGCGCAAACATTCGTATTGACAAGTCAAAGGCCGCTCACAAAATAGATTCCATTGCCGCTACTGTTAACTGCTTTGCATATGTTGAGGCACACAGAGAGGAATTGGCAGCCGGCGATATTGAAATTTTCATGATCTAAGTATCATTCAAATACAAAGGGTGCTCGCGCGTTATAATAATATAAACGTTTACTAATCAACACATTTTTATGGGACTCCTAGATAATCTAGCAAAACGCTTCAATGCAACTGTACCAGCTACAGATCAAGAAGCAATTGCAGCATACAAGGAGAGAGCCTATTCATTCGAAGATGATTTCACAAGCGTAGACAAACTAACTAAGAAGAAGGCACTTAAGTCTTCTGCAGTCTACGCATCAGTTCGTGTTATCTCTCAAGCAATTTCTGGTCTTCCACTATCTGTAAAGAAGTACGAAGGATCAAATCAAGTTATTGACTACAACCACCCTGTCTATAAGTTATTTAATTATGCTCCCAACAGCGTACAAACGTGCGTAGAATTTAAGGAGCTTATGTTAACTGATTTGTTACTAGACGGGAATTTTTATGCGGTAATAAAAAGAGACCGCAGAATGAACCCAACCGCTCTCTATCGTTTACCAGCTGAATCAATGACCATTATAAAAACAGGTCTTGATAAAGTTGAGTACACTTACATGCCACCAGCAGAAGAAGGAAAGGCAATGAAGCCAATCCTTTACAAGTCTGATGACATCTTACATATTAAAGGACAATCATTGGACGGATACATTGGTATTAGTCCATTATTTTTTGGCGAAGCAATGATCAAGACTGACATAGAAACACGTCAGTACTCTCTTAGCTTTATCGAAAATGGTGCTCACTTCAATGGTTACCTTCAAGCTAATGCTCCTCTTAAGAAAGAGCAAATTGATTCTATTGCTAGAGCTTGGCAAAAGTCTTACTCTGGATCTAAGAAGACCAACAAGACTCCAATCATTCCTTCTAACTTAGAATTCAAACAACGTTCGCTTACTCCTGCTCAGGCTCAACTTATCGAGTCTGCTCAATTTGGTATTGGCGACATCGCTCGTTTGTTCGGAGTACCTCCACACTTAATTGGTGACTTGGAGAGATCAACGAATAACAACATCGAGCAACAATCACGAGAATTTTTGCAGTACACACTAGGTCCTTGGTTAAGTAAAATCGAGGCAGAAGTATGTCGCAAGCTTCTTCGTGAAAGAGAAAAAACAACTACTGTTGTAGATTTCGACACACGTTCTTATTTAAGAGCGACTGCTGCCGATCGCGCACAGTACTATAATACACTATTTAATTTGGGAGCTTTAACGCCAAATGAGATTCGTTCTCAAGAAGGTCTTAACCCAGTAGAAAATGGTGATACTCCTTTTGTACAGGTTAATCTTGCTCGTCTTGATCAAGCAGGTATTGTAGAGGAAACGGAAGTTAACGACAGCGAGGAAAATCTGTCTAACTAATTAAAATTATGAACATGCAAGAAAACATGGAAAAGCGCTCTTACCAGGGTGGAGAAACCAGAGTCGGAGCAGATGCAATGGTCGTTGAAGGCTATGCTGCTGTATTCAATTCTTGGTCGAACGATCTTGGTGGATTTGTAGAGCGAATTGATCCTAGCGCATTCGAAGGAGTTATCGGAAAGCGTGATGTTAGAGCATTAGTAGATCACGATTGGTCTAAGTTATTGGCGAGAGAATCTGCTGGTACTTTAGAGCTTAGTGTTGATGAAAGAGGTCTTAAGTACAAGATCGATCTTCCTGAAACAAGTCTTGGTCGTGACTTAAATGTTTTGATAGCACGTGGTGATATCCAAGAAAATTCATTTGCCTTTACCGTTGGTGAGGATAAATGGACTGAGCGTCAGGATGGGACATACGAAAGAACAATCACGAAGGTTGAAGACCTTTTTGAAGTTTCTATCGTTTCATTACCTGCTTACAACGATGCTAAAATTGCTCAGCGTACACTTGAGAATATCAAGTCAGAGACTGCTGCACAACTTGAGGCTGCTAAGAAGGAAACAGAAGAACGTAAAGTTATGCTCGATGAATATTCAAATTTTATTAACACTCTAAAAGAAATCTAAGATGGAAATCAAAGGTCTATTAGAAGAACGCGCAGACATCCTTGCACAAATGGAAGGAATGATCGAGACTGCTAAAGGAGAAGAGCGTAAGCTTACTTCTGAAGAGGTTGAGGCATTCAATGCATTGAAAGCAACTGAGGAAGAAGTTCGTTCTAACATCGCTGTGATGGAGACGATGGAAAACACTCCAGAAGTCAAGGAGGAGCCTATCCAGGAGGTTCGTTCTGAAGTAATTGAAAACCCTGTAATTGAAACAAAACAAATGGACAAGAAAACAATTTTCCGTAGCTACATCAAGCGCGGATGGAACAACATGAACGCTGAAGAGCGTGCTGCTCTAGCTGTAGGTGCTAACCAAGGCGAGCCAATGGACGGATCAGCTGATCTAGGTTACACTGTATTAGACGAGTGGGATTCTATCATAGAAGATACTCGTGCTCGTAACGCTGTACGTGGTTACGTTAATGTTTTACAAACTGCTAAGGCTAACACGATCCGTGTTCCTATGTTCACGTTTGAAGACAACGTTGCTGCTGATGCTGCTGGTGGTGGTCTTAGTTTGATCTCTGAAGCTGCTGCAGTTGGTTCTGCTAACGGTATCAAATTCCGTGAAGTTGAATTGAACGCACGTAAGTACACAACTGGTGAGATGAAATTATCTTACGAGATTTTGGAAGACAGTGACTTCGACATTGAAGGTTACGTTATGAAGACGTTGATGGAAAGAGCTGAGCGTAGCTTAGACTGGATGCTTCTTAATGGTACTGTAGCTGGTGGTCACGGATTTGATGGTATCATTCCTTCTATGGCGGCTGTATTAGGTGCTGAGGATGCTGCTATCTACAAGAAAGCAACTACTTTGTTCTCTCTTGAGCAAGATACTATTTATGCTATCGATGCTGCTTACCGTAACGGTTCTAAATTCTACATGCACACTGCAACTTACTTGCAACTTCAAGCTCTTAGTGATGCTGATGGTCGCTCATTGATGGTTCCAGATTTCTCTAAAGGTGGCGTACCAACTTTCCGTGGTTACGAAATCGTATTGAATGACAATATGCCGATCATGAACGAAGTAGCTACTTCAGGTACTGCTGATGCTGCTGAGTCTGTTCCTGCTATC